ATCTAACTGCTGCCTCATATAACGCGCGGCACCCTCTAAGTTTTGCACTGGATCAGTTGGATCAACACCTAGCTCTTTTGCAGTCGCAGGCATTAGCTGCCCTAAACCAATAGCCCCTGCAGAACTTACGGCTGCGGGGTCAAAGGCGCTTTCTGCTTGAATTTGCCTGACAAACATATCAGGGTCCAAGCCATACTTTTGCGCGGTTTGATATGCTAGGTTGCGATAGTCCATGCTAAATAAACGCCGTAATTAGACCCAAAGGATTGAATGGTGTGCTTGTTGTCCCAGTTGATGATGTTGGAATTGTTAGGCCACTAAGAACCGCAGACAGCGCACCAAGACCCTGAAGTGGCGCACCTGCCGCACCATAAAACTGGTTTTTGGCTGCATCAAGCATGGCTTGCTCAAGTTGGCGCTGGAGCTGGCCTTGACCGCTAATCGCTTGCTGAGTTTGCTGGCCCATTCCAAACAACTGACCACCAAGCCCAGCTAATCCGCTAGCTCCAGCTTGCTGTACTCCTGCAGTGCGGAATGCGGTATCAAGGGCTTGATTGTATCCCTGCTGCCTTTGTTGAGCCGCAATATCGCCAGCCATTTTGCCGTACTCTCCAGCCATAACGCCTTGCGCTACACCGTGACGAGAACCGCCAAACGCTCCTGCAGCCTGAGCCTGTGCGCCAAGTTGGTTTTGAGCTAGTTGTTGTTGCCGCGCGATGTCTTGCTGAGTGCGCTCGATGACCTGCTCAGTGTACGGGTTCATGTATTGAGCTGCACTTGGCTGGAAGCCAGTCATGCCACCGTATGTCTGACCCGCTTGCTGCAGGGCTGCAGATGAGCCTTGGAACACGTTTTCTATTGGTTGGTTTGCTGACGTTCCCATTACCCTAGTTTCCTGTAAGTTTGCCGAATAGCTTGACTATTGGGGCTTCGCTAAAATCTAAAGAATAGTTTCCGCTTGGGCCAAGTGGGTCAAAACCACCAGATGGAGCAGGTGCTGCACTTTCGCGACCTGTGGGCATACGGGAACCCTCATCCCTATACTTAGCCTGACTATCTAAAAATGCCTGAACATCGCTACGCACCCTTGGCGCAGCGCTTACAGGGGCAGGCGCTTGCGAGGGTAAAGTTGACATCTGCTGCACGGACGCGCCAGTAATTGGATCAAAGCCAGTCATGCGAGAAAAGAAATCATACTGATCTGGGCGCTGCTCTTTGAGGCGCTCCATGTTTTCTAGATAAGCTGGATAAGAAGTGTAGCCAGTCATGCCGCCCTGCGTGACTGTTGGCATGTCGCCCATGCTTAATTCTGCTGGCGCTTCAAGCCCAAATGCAGATGCCATCTGACCGACATTCCGTGATGCTGCCATTTCCGCTGGGTTTATTGCAGCAACTTCTGGCCCCATGTATGGCATTTTGCCAAGAGTATATGCATCATCAGCTCTTCTGATCTGCAGCTTTGCGGCATCTTCATACCACTTCGGTATTTCTGTTTTTTGGACTTGTGTTGTGCTACTGCTGCCCATTTTAAAACTCCAAGTGCATTGTTATGGAGTGAGGCTTCCAGCCTAGTTTCTCCAAAGGTTTCTGCCATCCAAAACGACCATCAAACGAGGCAAATGAACAGCCCTGCAATTTTGCCCATTCTTTCACATTTTCGGTCATTTGTAAAATTTCATCCAATTCGCCGCCCGCAAGAAACACATGCAGGCATTTTGTATGATGGTATATCACTATTTCTGTAATAATGCACCCACGCTCTGCAGGCCAGAGCTGCATCCGACCATCGCCAATACCAAGGACAATTTCACCCCAAGTATTTAGATTACCAGATCGCTCAATAGCCGCCTCTATCCAAGAGCGGCATCTCTCTAACTCGTTTATGTGCGTGTCTTTAGCCATGCATCCTCGTTATATGTAATGTCGTTGCTGGCGCTGCTGGGGAAAACGCCGTAGCCGCCGATGCATCTAAAAAACCAGATGTGCTGTCTACTGCCCACATGACTTGCAAATAGTCACCCGCGCTTACATCAAACTTAGCAGAACGCGAAACAACTACTGTGGCGTCATTCTGGTGCAAAGAATAAACGATTGTGTTGTTGGCTGCGTCTGTACCGTTAAGGCGGGGCCAAAAGTAAAACTTTACAGTGCTTGATGACGTTGACGATATTTGAGCAGAAAACATGACAAGGTATTCGCCAGCCTCGCTAAATACGATCTTGCTGTTATCAGTGTCATCACGATCAATGCCGACATTTCCGCTTGGCGCATCATATGTGATCGCATACGCCGTATTAGTTGCGGCGGCGGTTACGTCTGTAGTACGATATAAGGAAGCGTGTCCATCTTCTAAGATGATCTGCACAAACGCATTATCCTTAGACACGACTGGGTAGCCGTTTACCTCATCCCATAAGATGATGCCATTATCAGACGGGTTATCATCGTCAGTCTTAAACCCTAGCTTTGACAGGTTTTGCGACAAATACTGCGTGAGCTGCCTGCCCCACTGGTCAAGGCTTGCTCCGATAACTGGCAGCGTTGGGATCGGCATTACCGCTTACCCCCTTGCTGCGCATCGACACGAACAATACCAAGCCTAAACTCTGACCCGTCATCGGGCTCCACGCGCATCTTGAACTGGCGACCAGCGAAGCGCAATCCTGTCGGCGTCGCAGGGTTGAATGGGCCATGCTCTGTTTCAGCGCTGTTAGGATAGAACCTTGATTTAAACTTAACCTGCACGTCACCTTTTGTTCGCTCATCTGCAATCATTTGTGTAATGTGCATGATGTTGTCGCCATTACCAAGCTGTATCGGGCCAGTTTCGGCATACATGTTTGTCGCCCCAGTTCCCGTAATTTCATGCTCATAGACGTCTGTGCTGTCTACTAAAAATGGATGACGGAAGACACCGCGTGGCGCACCCGCAGTGCGAGACAATGAGCCAATATGCCAGTGATTTTCTTTGAAGTCGTAGGCAACATATTTATCTATTTCGCCCGTGTCAGACTGCGCATCTGATTGATAAAACCACCAAACCTCGCCGTATTCCGAATTATTCCACGCCCATACTTTTGATTTGTTGCGATCTTGTATTTCGCCAAAGATATGATCGTGAACATCACACGGTATTTCTTGCACTACGTTACCGTCAAAACGAAAAAAGCCACGCTGACCCATCCAAAACACGCCTGCGTCTGTGTCAACGGCTGCTGCGCGAGATATTGCACCGCATGCTGTACCGACACGCTGGAAACCGTAAACAAAGGGCGGGCCGCTGTACCTGGCGCTGTGCGCGTCAACATCTGTCAATATCAACACCTGACCGCGAGTACGAATGCCCTGCATGATCTGACCTGCTGTCTGCAACTCAATGTCGCCTGCTTGGTTTGTCGCCGCCGCAGTCCATGACGTGTTATCTTCGATGTCGCACCACTGCACCTTTCGTGGATTGCCACCTGCACCCAAAGCAAAAATCGTGCGTTCTTCTGTCACAACCAAACCAAGATTGCCCGTTGGCGCGTTAGATATTTGAGCCGCTGCGTTTGATACGTTGAGTTGCCATTCATACAACTTTCCGTCTGCATAAGAGCAAGCAACAAGATACTCACCCCAGTTGTCTAATGACCATGTGTTTGCTTCTGAGTACGACCCAAACGCCGATCTTTCAGTTCCGTATGTGCTTGACCCGTATAGCCCATAACCATAGCCAGTTTCCAATGTGCTATGTTCATCACCCGCAGTAAGACCAGTTGGAGTAATTGCGGTCACTGTGTTATCTGCTGTGCTAATTTTCAACTCATTGTAAGAACCGCCAGCGTAATAACGCGATCCGTCGTTAGCCTCCCATGTGTGAAAACCGCGTATCGGGTTTGTGCTGAAGCTAGGCTTACGCGAAGTCCACCCACCCACTGGGCGCAGCGTATTATCACGCCAACGAACAAGAGAAGCATCTTGCCAACGACCCTGCCCCTCCAAATCTGTACCGTTTTTGTAAACACCCGCTGGTAAATCTATTGGTATTAAGGTCATTAGGGTGTACCCCCGTAAACAGTTCCATTATTTGTGTATGTTTCAAAAGCTGTGCCTGTAATCGCATCGCCACCAGAGCCGCCAGAACTTGCTTTCCCAGAGCCGCCTGACGCGGCCCAGCCACCGCCACCGCCGCCCCAGCCTGTAGCTGTCGCTGTGGTGGAACCACCACCGCCTGCGCTGCTGCCAGAACCACCGACACCACCAACAGTAAAGTTTACAGAGTTACCTGCTCGACCTGCGCTACCACCGCTTCCAGTGAGCAATCGACCACCGCCACCGCCGCCGCCAATACTGCTGCCGCTTGACGTATAATTACTTGCCGCGCCACCGCCGCCAGCGCCACCGCCACCCGCAGCATTGCCTGT